GCTGAAGCTCCTGACCGGCCTGTCCCTCCAGGCCGAAACGGACATTGTGAACGAAATCGGCCGGCTCAGGAGCCGGGGCCTGACCGACTACCACGCGGAAGCCGCCCTGGAGCGTGTCCAGGCCATTCTGCGCAAGCTGGAAAACGACTGCTGGAAATACGTCCCCCAGATGGTCGAGCGGCAGTTCTACGTTCACCACCCGGAGGCGCGTAAAACTTTGGAATTTCCGGAGACGGCCGAAAAACACCGGCGGGGCTATCTGAACGCCTGTGTTCTCACCGGCGAGCAGACGGACATTGTCAACCGGCTGGTGATGAACCTGATGGGGGAGGTCGTGGAGGGCGATCTGACCGTGTACGCCACCCTGGAGCGTGCCTTGCTGGGCCGGCGGGAGAACGATAGGTTCCGGCCGGCCGGGCTGTCCCAGACGGCCCTGGCCCAGGCCAAAGGCCAGGGGCTGTTCCGGGCGGTCCCCGGCTTTGTGGAGGCCCTGCGCCGGGATGGCGTCACCGCGTTTATCGACCGGGCGGGGAGGCGCTGGAGCCTGCATACTTACGGCAGCATGGTGCTGCGGACCACCTCCCGGCAGGCGGAGGTGCTGTCCGTCCTGACCCGGGACCCGGAGCAGGATCTGTACAAAATCAGCCGCCACGGGACCACCTGCAAGCTGTGCGCCCCCCTGGAGGGCCGGGTGTACTCCAAGAGCGGCGCGGACCCGGATTTCCCGCCTCTCTCCGTTGCCCTGGGGGAACCGTTTTGGAACATCCACCCCAACTGTCTGCACCAGATTACCCCCTGGACCCCTATGGGCCGCAGTCCGGAGGAGATCCGGAACATAAAAGAGTTCTCCAGCTTGCAGAAAAACCCCGTCACCCGCGACCCCCGCACCCAGGCGCAGATCGAGGCGTACCGGACCAAAGAGCGGGACCGGGCGAAGTGGCTTGCGGATTACCGCCAGTGGGAGAACTACCGGACCGCGCTGGGGGACCGGGCGCCCAAAACGTTTCAGACGTTCCTGCGGCACAAGCGGGCGGGGGATGAGAAATACAAGGGCTGGCTTGCTGCGTACCGGAAACGCGGCACGGGCTTTTCTGGACAGAGTGTACACAACGAGACTGCGCCGCCAGGGATTCCAGTGCAGGTTGGGGCGGTGAACTTTGCGGATAAAAAAGCTGTTCTGGCACAGCTGGCCAGGGCCGAACGGGAGAGTGTTGGGCTGAGCTATGAGGTCAGCCACACGGTTACCCAAGATGGCAAGGTGTGGCGGGTTTCTGGAGACGGCGGGGCAGTAAATCCATCGGCAATCCCAAGCAGTCTTGCCGGGTCATATTCCTATCATAATCACCCAAAGGCAAAGACCTGGTTCTCGTTCAGCGCCGCGGATGTGCGGTTCTTCTTCCAAAGTGATGCTGCTTATTCCAGTGCATCTGATTATTTGTACGAGTATAGTATGCAGAGAATCCCGGAAACCCTTGCGGCTCGACCTGATGTAGTGTATCATAGATTTAAAGAGATTTACCAAACCGACATATATGAGCTTTCTGATGCAGGGGAAATTGATATAGACCTAGATGGTTTTCATGAAACCATGCGGAGGCTAAGCCGCGAATATGGGTTTGTTTACGAAAGAAGGAAGCGGGATGTCCGTGAATAAAAACCATCCAGATTATCCTGTATATTCCCAAAAGCATAAAGCTTTATGGGATGCTTATATGGAGCTGTGGGACACAGAGGACGCGAAATATCCCAATTGGAATGGGCAAGACTCTCCTGCCCATGAGACACTTCGAGATGCTCACCGAAAGCTCAGCACAGAGATTAAAGCGCTTCAAAGAAAATATGCCCATCTCTTTACGGAGGAAGATTCGTGACCGAACAAACCCTCGCATCGTCAATTTCATAAACACACCAACTGGGGCCAGCTCCTGAGAAAAACTCAAGAGCTGCCCCCTTTCTTTTGGACGGGAGGAATGACCCATGCTCGCCTACTATGGCACAAAGCTGTCGGAGCATATCGTGGAAAAACCGGACGGCAGTATCATCTGCACCGACGCGCCCATCGCCCGCACGGGGGAAATGGAGTATCTGGCCTGTGAGCTGGGGCTGGACGGCGACCCGGAGCGCGTGGTCAAGGTGGTCCGGGAGGCGGAGGACGTGTTTGACGCCGCCGCGCTGGCGTCGTTCGAGGGGGCCTACGTCACCGACGGCCACCCGCCCCGGCTGCTCACCGCCGAGACCGCCGCCCCCTATGTGAGGGGCCATGTGGAGCATATCCGCCGGTCGGGCCGGCAGGTGATTGGTGATCTGCATATCTTCGACCCGGCCCTGGCCAGCGACATCCGCAGCGGCCGGAAGCGGGAACTCAGCTGCGGCTATGACTGCACCTGGCTTCCCCTGCCGGACGGGCGCTACCGGCAAAAAAATATCCGCGGCAATCACGTGGCCGTCGTGCCTAAGGGCAGAGCTGGCCGCGATGTTGCAATACAAGACGCCGCCGCACAGGCGGGGAAAGGAACGTATATGAACGAGTTTGGAAAAGCCATCCTGACCGCCCTTGGGCTGGCGGCAAAGGACGCCCAGCCGGAGGAGCTGGACGGTCTGGTGCAGACCGCCGGAGCCGCCCTGGACGCCAACCCCAGCGTCCAGCCCGAACCGCCCGCCGGGGAAGGACCGCCTGCCGGGGGAGAACCGCCTGCCGGGGGAGAACCGCCCGCGGCGGACGCGGCGCTGGAGAAGATCCTGGAGCGTCTGGACGCTCTGGAGCGCAAGACCGGCCAGGAGGGGAAGCCGGAGGACAAGGCCGCCCCTCTCTCCCCGGAAGCCAAGGACGCGGCGGCCGCCATTATCAAGGCCATCCGCCCCGCGGTGGCCGGCATCCAGGACCCGGCGGTCCGTACCCAGGTGTCTGACAGCCTGCTGTCCGTTCTGGAGGAGCCGGACAAGCTGGCCCAGATCACCGCCGCCGTCCAGGACCACGCGAGCGCCGCGGCCCGCGGGCCTGCCGCCGGGAGCTTTGAGCAGCTGTGCCGGGAGGCTGAGGCGGCCTACGCCGCCCGCAACCCCCACAAGATGAAAAAGGAGGCCTGACTATGGGACTGTATCCGCAAACCATCGGCATGGCGATGCCCCACGGCTGCGCCGGGTCCTACGCCCGTCAGCCGGATAGTATCGTCCACACCCGCCCCGCCGGCGGCAACGCCCAAATCCTGTTTGGAACGCCCCTCCAGTACGACGGCGCGGGGGCCGTGGTCCCAATGGGGGCCGGGTCCACCGCCGCCAAATTCGTGGGCGTGGCGGCCCAGGAGGTCAAAAGCGCCCTGCACTACCTGGACCAAGGCACGGGAGCCTACGCCCCCGGCGAAGCGGTTCCCGTGTTCGTGCGGGGGACGATCAACGTGAAGTGCAGCGCGGGGACCCCCAAGCTGGCCGGTCCCGTGTATCTCCGGACCACCGCCAACGCGTCCATTCCGACGGGCATCGTGGGCGGCTTTGAAGCGGCGGCGGACGGGAACAACACCGTGCAGCTGCCCAACTGCCAGTGGGACGGCCCCGCCGACGCCAACGGCATTGCCGGGCTGCGCATCCTGACCATGAACAACGCGTGAATAGGAGGGAAACATTATGGTTGAATTTGAAAACGTAGGCACGTTCGACGCCGGTATCATCAGCTCCGGCGGCCAGACCGGCGGCACGCCCCCCGGCATGAGCCCCATTATGGACGCGGCGGGGGTGGCGTCGGGCCAGGCGTTCCTGGTGTCCCAGCTGGAGAAACGGGACGCCAGGCTCCGGGAACCCCTGACCAGCGTGACCTATCCCCGCGACATCGTGGTCCGTACCGGCGGGGGCTGGGTAGACTACATTTCCGCGCAGTCCGTGGACTACGGCGTGACTGGCGGCTCCGGAGACGGACCCATCCAGGCGGGCGGAGCCAACGGCCTGCCCATCGTCCAGGCCAATCTGGACAAGGGGACCTATAAGGCCCATGTGTTTGCCGTGGCCCTGCGCATCATGTGGGTGGATATGCAGAAGGCCAATTACATCGGCCGCTCCCTGGACAGCCTGCTCCAGAACGGCGTGCGCCTGACCTACGACAAGCATATGGACGAAAACGTCTATTTGGGCTTCCCCCGGTACAAGACCACCGGCCTGCTCAACAACCTCGACGTGGCCGAGACGATGGCCGCCGCCACCGGCTCCGGAAGCTCCACGAAATGGGCCGACAAGACCAAGGAGCAGATTTTGGCCGACATCAACGAGGCCCTGCGCACCGCCTGGGCGGCGGCGGAGTACGACCAGAGCGCCATGCCCAATCACATCCTTCTGCCCTTCCCGCAGTACAGCTATCTTATGACCACCATGGTCACGGACCTGGCGACGGAGACGCTTCTGGACTTTGTGGAGAAAAATAACATCGCCGCCAAAAACGGCCAGTCCCTGTACATCGGGGCAACGCGCTGGAACAAGGGGGCGGGCACCGGCGGCACGGACCGCATGATGGTCTACAACAACGACGAACGGTTCGTCCAGGTAGAGGAGCTGGTCCCCCTGAACCGGGCATTAACGCAGCCCAACGCCACCGACTTCTGCTACGACACCGCCTACGCCGGAAATATCTCCGAGGTGGAGATGTTCTACCCCCAGACCGCCCTCTATGTGGACGGTATTTAAGGGGAGGTGCGCGAAATGATCGTGATGAGCCGGCGCAATATCGTCATTCACAGCCCCGACCGGTCCCAGGTCTGCCCCCTGTGCCGGGACTACATCGGCCCCGTGCCCGACTGGGTCCCCAAGACGGCCTATTTCAAAGCCCTGGTGGACGACGGCAAGCTGGTCATTCCCAAGAAACAGGATGCTTCCAAGTAAGCCGCAGTTTTCCGGGGTGCTGGCGGCGGCGGCGAATGTGAGCGGCGGCCGGGGGGATTATGGGGAATGTATGTTCGAGGAGGACTTTCCCCAGTTTTACTCCAGCGGGAACGGCGCGTGCCTGGTCCCGGCGGCGATGCTGGCGGAATTCATCCGGCAGGCCAACGCCGCCATTACGCCGGACAAGTGGCTGGACGGCTGGCGGTATTCCGCCGGGCTGTATGTGGCCCACCAGGCGGCGCTGTATCTGCGCACCTGGTCGGAGGGCTCCGCCACCCCGGCCCAGGCGGCGGCGACGGGGGCGCTGGTGGGGGTGGTAAAGTCCGCCCAGCTGGGGGACAGCTCCGTGTCCTACGATACCGGCGCGTTGACCCGGGCCACGGAGGGCTGGGGGGATCTGAACGCCACCCAGTACGGACAAATACTGGCCACCCGGGCCCGCATGGTTGGAATGGGGGGGACCTGCGTCATATGAATTACGCGGATTGGTACACGGACCGGCTGACGGTCCGGCGGGTCATCCCGGCAAAGAGCGGCGCGCTGACCGTCCAGCGGCGGGAGACCGTGGCGGAGAATATCCCCTGCCGGATCTACCGGAGCTCCCCGAACCCGCCCCGGACGGGTCCGGCCGCCGCCAGTATGGAGAGCGTGGAGAAGCTGGCCTGCGCCAACGAGGCGGACATCCGGGCCGGGGACGAGCTGCTGATCCGGCGGGGCGGGGCCCTGGGCCGGACAGGGCCGGAGATGCGAGCCCTTGCCGGGGAGCCGGTCCGCTTCTACGAGCCCTTCGGGGCGGTCATCCCGGGGCTGGCCCACCAGGAAATCGCTCTGCTGGAAAAGGAGTATATCTGATGGCATTGGGAGACGCACTGAAGCGGCGGGTGGAGGCGCTTGCAAAACGCCAGCCCCTGATTGGGTCCCGCATTGCCGCAGTCCAGGAGGGCGCGGCCCTCCGGGCGGTGGAGGAGGCCCAGAGCCGCACGCCGCCCAACGACGGGGATAAGCTCCGGGGGGTGAACATAATCTCCGGCGAGCTGGCCCAGCACTGGGCCACAGACAGCCAGACGGTCCCCCGGCGGATTGGAAACACCTATGTAACCGCCCTGGCCAACGACAAGGACTACGCCGGCTATGTCAACGACGGCCACCGGCTGGACAAACACTTTGTCCCCGGCCTGTATATCGACGGGGACGGCCTGCTGTCCCGGGATTTATCCCGAAAGGGGGGGCTTCTGGTGGGCGTAAAGACGAACTATATCCCCGGAAAGTACATGAAGGAGGCGGCGGAGGAGCAATACCATGCGGTTCTGGAACGCGAATTGCCCGCCTTGGTAAAGGAGCTTTTGAAATGATCTTCACTATGCCCGCCCTGGCCCAGTCCCTGGCGGACTATCTGGCCCCGGAGCTGCCGGGGGTCACGTTTTACGCGGACCCCAACCAGCAGGGGACCTGCCCGCCCGCGCTGTTCCTGCGGCAGACCCATTCCCGCATCTCCTCCCATGCGGGAGGCCGGCTCCTGCGGCGGCTGGGGCTGGACCTGGTGTATCTGGAGCGGCCCAACCGGCCGGACGGGGACAGCCGCCTGCAAGCGGCGGCGGACGCGCTGGACCTGTGCCTGGAGACATTCCCATACGCGGAACCGAACGTCCGCCTGCGGACCTATGACCGCCGGTGGGAAATTGGGGAGGAAACGCTGCACTATAAATTTAATTTAAAGCTCTGGCTGACCAGGCAGGAGGACGCGGTTCTCATGCAGTCCATTCAATATCTGCGTACGGAGGTCGAACCATGAAAACAGAAAAAGTCTATCCCGTGGAAAGCCTGCTGCAAAGCGAGGCTTTCAGGGGATACCAGCCGGATTTTGCCAGGGCGCTCCTGACCAAGCCGGCCTACACCGTCCGGGAGGCGAAGCGCATTCTGGACCATTTCTTTGAAAGGGGGAAACGCTGATGGCCGCAGGAACCTGGACGGCGCAGAACAAGGTCCGTCCCGGCGTTTACATCAACTTCAGCAGCACAGGAGGGCAGCCCGCCGCGCCGGGCGCACGGGGCGTTCTGGCGGGCTGCCGGCCCCTGTCCTGGGGGCCGGTGGGCAAAATCATGCGCATTGACGCAGGAGCGGATCTGACGCCCTACATCGGCTGCGACGTGACCGCCCCTCAGGCGCAGTTTCTGCGGGAGGCGCTGAAGGGGACCGACGTGAGCGGCGGACCCACGAAAATCCTGCTCTACCGCCCGGAGGCGGCGGGCAGCGCCGCCGCCTCCGCCGCGCTGGCGGAGGGCTTGACGGCGGTTGCAAAATATCCCGGCGCCCGGGGCAACGATATTTCCGTCTCCGCAGCGGAGAATACAGACGGGTCGTTTACTGTGACGGTCTATGTGGACGGCGTGCAGGCCGTCCGGCAGCAGGCGGCGGACGCATCCGACCTGGCCGGCAACGACTGGGTAACGTTTTCCGGGGAGGGGGCCTTGGCGGCGTGCGCCGGGGTAAAGCTGTCCGGCGGCGCGGACGGCACAGTGGGCGCGGCCGCTTACGCCGCGTTTTTGGAGGCCCTGGAGCCCTATAGCTTCGACGTGCTGATTTACGACGGCACGGACAGCGCCGTCAATCAGGCGTTCATCTCGTTTGTCCAGCGCCTTGCCGCCCAGGAGGGACGTTACGTCCAGCTGGTCACCACGGGAAAGGCAAACAGCCGGTTTGTCATCCATAACCGGTCCGGCGTGGTGCTGGCGGATGGAACGGCGCTCACGCCCCAGGAGACCGCCTGGTGGCTGGCCGGGGCCCAGGCGGGGGCGCAATACTACCAGAGCCTGACTTACGCCGTCTATCCCGGCGCGGCGGACACGTCGCCCAGGCTGACCAACAGCCAGATCGAGGACGCCATCCAGGCGGGGGAGCTGGTGCTGGCGGAGGAGTTCGGCAGCGTCCGGATTGAAACGGACATTAACACCCTGACCACGTTTACGCCGGAGATTGGGGAGGCGTTCCGCAAAAACCGGACTATGCGGGTATGCAACACCCTGGCCAACGACGTCTACCGGGAATTTTCCCTGCACTACCTGGGGAAGGTCAACAACAATGAGGCGGGGCGCGGCCTGTTCAAGGCGGCCATTCTGGACTACCTGCTGGCAATGTACGGGCGGGGCGCCCTGCGCCAGCGTCCCACGGCGGACGATGTGACGGTGCGTATGGGCGATTCCACCGACAGCATTGTGATTGAGCTGGCGCTGTACCTGGCCGATTCCGTGGAGAAGATCTATCTGACCATTACCGTGACATAAGAAGGAGGAAGCTATGGCGAATTTTTTGCTTGCCCGGGATACCATCCACGGCGCGGCGGGGTCCGCGTTTATCACCCAGGACGGCGTTGTAAAAGAGCTGTTTGCCGCCAAGAAGATCGACGCGAAGGCCAACGTGTCCTCCACCGACATGAAGGTGATCGGAACCAAGAGGATTCAGAACAAAAACGGCGGCGTGAAGCTGACGGGGACCGGGACCATGTACTACGTCACGTCGGATTTCGCCCGCATGGTGGAGCAGTACGTTCACACGGGGCATATGCCGGTTTTCAATATGCAGGTCACCAACGACGACGAAGCGGCGTCCATCGGGGTTCAGACGGTGGCCCTGTACCGCTGCCAGCTGACGGGGGACATTCCGATTTTCATTCTGGACGACAGCTCGGATATGCTGACCTTTGATTTTTCCTTCAGCTTTGAGGACTTTGAAATTCTGAGTCCCTTCCAGGCCCCCACCGAGCTGGGGAGCGAATAACAGAGAGGAGTTTACCGTATGAGCAGTTTGAACGCGTTCCTGCACCCCGTGCAGGGCAATGAGACCGAAGAGATCGTAATTTCCAAGCGCTTCCGGGGGGAGGACGGCAAGCCCGCCGCCTTTCAGATCCGGGCCATCACCCAGGAGGAGAACGACCGCATCATCAAGCAGTCCCAGAAGCCGGTCCCCGGCGGCAAGCGGGGGGAGCGGGCCCTGGACGACATCGAATATACCCGGCGGCTGGTGGTCGCCGCCACTGTGGAGCCGGATTTCCGCAGCGAGGCGCTGTGCAAGGCCTACGGTACTTTGGACCCGCTGGAGGTCCCCGGGAAAATGCTGCTGTCCGGGGAATACAGCCGGCTGAGCGCGGCCATCTCCCGGCTGTCCGGCTTTGGCGACGGAGACCTGGAGAGCGAAGCAAAAAACTGATCGACGGGGACGGCCCGGACGCCCTGTTGGCCTACTATATGTTCGTCAACCACGGGTGGCGTCCCCAGCAGATCGATGATCTGTCCGACCGGGAAAAAATCCTCATGCTGCAAATGGCCCTGAAGGAAATCAAATCCAGACAGAAGGCGGGGTGAGCGTATGGCGGTAATTCGGGACGAACTGGTCCTGGTGGACCGGTTTTCGTCTGTGTTTTCGGCCTATTTGAACCTGGGCCGGCAGATGTCCTCCACCATGACCGCCGCCGCGTCCAGCCAGGAGGCGTTCAACGGCGCGGTGCGGCAGCTGGAATCCTCCTCCAGCGGCGCGGCCAGCGGCCAGGAGCGGCTGAACCGGGCCATGCGCAGCGGCTCCAGCGCGGCGAACGGGCTGATTTCCACAATCAGGGGCCTGGCGGCGGCGTACCTCAGCCTGCGCAGCGCCCAGGCGCTGATCCGTCTGTCCGATACGCAGATTCAAACCACCGCCCGCCTGGAACGCATGAACGACGGTATGCAGACCACCCCGGAGCTTCAAGGCATGATTTTTGACTCCGCCCAGCGCTCCCGGGGGGATTATCAGGAGACCGCCGGTATGGCCGCCAAGCTGGGTACTCTGGCCGGGGAGGCCTTCAACAGCTCGGCGGAGGTGGTGGCCTTTGCCGAGCAGATCAACAAGCAGTTCGCCCTGGCCGGAACCAACGCGCAAGGGGCCCAGGCGGCGATGCTCCAGCTCACCCAGGCCATGTCCTCCGGCGTACTCCGGGGGGAGGAGCTGAACTCAATTCTGGAGCAGGCTCCTACCATCACGAAGGCGATTTCCAACTATTTAGGGGTTGGCGTAGGCGAAATGCGGGAGCTGGCAAGCCAGGGAAAAATCACGTCGGACGTGGTAAAGGCGGCCATATTCGCTGCGGCGGAGGAGACCAACGCCGCCTTTGAGGCCATTCCGCTCACTTTTTCCCAGGCCTGGACGATGGCGAAAAACGAGGCGGTCCGGGCCCTGGAGCCCGCCTTGCAGCGGCTCAACGGCCTGCTCAACAGCGAGACGGGACAGAATATGCTCAACGGCTTTATTGCGGGCGTGCGGATTGCCGGGGACGCGCTGGTCTGGTTTATTGATCTGGTAGAAACAGGCCTGCAATTTATCATGGACAACTGGGACATGGTGTCCGCGATTTTGATTGGAGGGGCGATCGCCATCGCCGCCATTATGACGGCCTCCGCCGTACAGTCCGGAGCGGCCTGGGCGGCGGCAAACGCTCCGCTGCTGCTCCTTGCGGGCGGGATTATGCTGGTTATTTACATGGCCCAGCAGATGGGGTACACCTGGGAGGAAATCGGCGGGCTGGTGGGTAGCGTGCTGTATAGCCTATTCGCATTAGGCAGCAATCTGGTGGCTGACGGATGGAATTTGCTGGCCTCCTTCGCGGAGTTTTTCGCCAACTTCCTGAATGATCCGGTTACGGCAATCGCACATTTGCTCGCGGACCTGGCCGATTGGGCTCTCGGGATTTTGCAGAGCATCGCCAGCGGAATCGACGCGGTGTTCGGCAGCAATCTCAAAAGCGCGGTCAGCGGCTGGCGCTCCGGCGTACAGAGCTGGGCGGACTCCTTTGGAGAAAACGAAATCCAAATCGCCCGTATGACCAAAATCGACTACGGGGACGCATGGGAACGGGGCGGCGCACTGGGCCGCAACATCGGAAAAGCTCTGGACAGCTTCAAGATACCCGATGTGCGCAACGCCGCCGGCGGCAAGCCCTTCGACTACTCCGCTATGCTGGCGGGATCTGGCGCCGGCGGCACGCTGAACGCCATCGGCGCGGATACAAAAGCCATCCGGAACAGCGTGGCTCTCTCCCAGGAGGACACGAAGCTGCTGGTAGACCTGGCAACCCGGGAGTATGTCAACAACATCAACTTGACGGCGCAAACGCCGGTTATCACCATCAACGGCCAGAACACCGGCGATTTCGACGCGGACCTGGCCCAGCTGGAAGAGTCTCTGAAAAAAATCCTGCTGGAGCAGACCGCCAGCAACACAGACCTATCCTACACATAAAAACGGGAGGCGGAGTATGGAAAACAAGTACGGCTTATACCTCTCCCGGGAAGGGACCACGCTCCGCTTTCCCGTAAACCCGGAGAGCTATCAAATCGCCAAGGACAGCGAGAACGGGGCGTACAACGTTCTTGGCCTGGGCCCCATTCTGATCCCCCGGACCCCAAAGCTGCAAACCGTCTCCTGGTCCGGCCTGCTGCCGGGCCGGGACAATCTGGGCGCGGTGCTCACCTCCGGGGGGTTCCAGCCGCCGCAGTTCTATATCCAGTTCCTACAGGCCGCGATGGACGATAAGATCCCCGTCCGGTTTGTGGCCAACCGCTGTATGGAGGACGGGACCCTGCTTTTTGACACCAATATGGAAGTTCTGGTTACCCGCTTTGATACGGAGGAGCGCGGAGGAGAAACTGGGGATTTCTACTACGATCTGACCTTGACCGAGTACCGGGATTACGCCCCCAAGACGGTCAAGCTCCAGCCAGCCTCCGGCGGGGAGGCGGTCCAGGCCACGGCGGAGCCCACCCGGGCCATCCCCCGGGGGCAATTTGTGGTGGGGCAGTCCGTCGCCGTCAACGGGAGCTGCTGGTACGACAGCTATGGCGGGGAGCCCCATGGAACGCTGTCCGGGTTTCGGGGCGTGATCTCCCGGATCGCCGCCAACGACCCCCAGCGCCCCTACCCCTATCATATTACAGGGGAAAACGGCGGGGCCAAGGGCTGGGTCTCCGCCGGGCAGATGCAGGAGGTGTGACCGTGCAATATGAGCTGATTATCCTGGAGCGGCGCACCGGAAAAGCCTGGGACGCCGCCCCCCAGGTTCAGAAGGCGGCGTATACCACCAACCGCACCGGCTCCCCGGGGAGCTTCCGGTTTACCATCAACGCCTCCGGCGGCGTGTCCTTCATGCCGGGGGACCCGGTCCGGTTCAGCGTGGACGGCCAGCTTATTTTCCTGGGCTGGGTGTTCACCAAGCAAAACGACCGCTGGGGTGTGATTGAGGTCACCTGCTACGACCAGCTGCGTTACCTGAAGGCCAGCGCCAGCTACTGCTTTACCGGCCGCACCGCCGGGGAGATCATTCGGGAGATTGCCCAGGACTTCCAGCTTCAGGTGGGGGAGCTGGACGACACCGGGTATCCGATTCCGCTGCTGGTGATGGAGGAAAAATCCTGTCTGGATATTATCTCCGCCGCCCTCCAGCGCACCCTGCTGGCCACCGGGAGACTGTACACGTTTTTTGACGGCGGCGGCGCGCTCTCCCTCCGGGAAGCGGGGCGTATGCTGGCGCAGGGCGTGGTGGGGACCGGCTCTCTGCTTACCGGCTACGCCTACAAGGCGGACCTTGACCGGCAAACCTACAATTCCATCAAGCTGGCCCGGCCCAACAAGAAAACAGGGCGGGCGGATGTGTTCCAGGCGGTGGACAGCGGCAATATCGGCCGCTGGGGGCTGTTGCAGCTCTACCAGACGGTGGACGAGGCCCTGAACGACGCCCAGGCGGAGGCCCAGGCCAAGGCGATGCTCCAGTATCACAACCGGATTTTCCGGACCCTGAAGGTGGAGGCCCTGGGGCTGCCGGGGCTCCGCGCGGGACAGATGCTGATGCTGGACATGGAGAAGCTGGGCGATATTTCACTGAAAAAGCTGGTCCTGCTGGAGCGGGTCTGCCACACCTTCCAAAACGATTTGCACACAATGGAATTTGACGTGCAGGAATTGGAGGCATAACTGTGAATTTGACCGACGTACTGCATCAAATGACCCAACAGACCATGCGGGCCTATGGCATGACCGATTTAGCGGTGGGGACCGTCGTCAGCACGGACCCGCTGGCGGTGAAGCTCCGGGAGGATATGGCGGATATTCCGGAGGAGGGGCTGTGGCTTACCGCTGGGGTGATGGAGAAGAAAATTCCTGTTCTGCTTCATGAACATATCACCTCTGGATTGAAACACAGCCACACGGTAAGCACCCCCGAAGGGAGCTACACCACCTCCGACGGGCTGGCCCCGGACCGGTATGCCTCCGACCAGCGGCTGGACAAAATTGTTTGTTATGAGGACGGAACACCGCTGCCAGTGGAAAATGGTTTTATCATACTCAACCGGGGGCTGAGGGCGGGGGATCAGGTGCTTTTACTAAAAGTCCTGCGCAGCCAGCAGTTTGTGATTTTGTCCCGCATTTTTGAGAGGGGGGCCCAGCGTGCTGCCAGCATCTGAGATTGATCTGTCCCGGGGCGTAGTGTTTCAGGACCAGCCCTCCCTGACCTGGATCGCCGACCCTGTCACAAAGCGGCTCCGGGGACTTGGAGACGGCTGGGAGGCCGTGCGCCAGGCGGTGGAGGTCATTGTAAATGTAGAGCGCTTCCGCTGGCAGATTTATTCCCCCAATTTCGGCACGGACTTCGACGGCCTGACCGGCAGCGAGCCGGGGTTTGCCGCATCGGAGCTGCAAAGGCGGCTTAAGGACGCGTTTTTGCCGGATAACCGGATTTTGGGGATAAAAGACTTTTCCTATTCATGTTCCGGCGCAACCCTGGCCGCATCGTTTACCGTGACCACCGTGTTCGGGGATGTGCCAGGAAGCTTGGAGGTGGCTCTATGCTCGACCTGACCCAAAAGACCTACCGAAATATTCTCCAGATCATGCTGGACCAAGTGTCCAACTCCCTGGACAAGCGGGAGGGCTCCATGCTCCAGACCGCTTTAGGCGCGGGGGCCTACGCCCTGGAGGAGGTCTACCTGGAGCTGAACC